GTCGGTACTCCTGCTCTACTAGCGGATGCTACGGAATATCTATTCTGTGGGGCGCGGTACACAGAAATTCCATTGTCACGAATAGGTAACATGGACGAAAATTCCTACCATTCAATTTATAGTCTAGAATGGATAAATCGGACTACAACCATTAAGGCTGATTTTGAAGGTAACCAATAGCATATAGAAAGCCTCGGAAGTCGACCGGCTGGTCTAAATGTGAGTCACTAATGACTGAGAAACCATAAGGAGTGTAAGTTATACCTAACACCCTTTTCAGTGGATAAAGTGCTGACATCACTCTCGCATAGCGATAGGCTTGCGCCTTAGCTTTTGCGGAATCATTGACAGTACTCTTGCACTCGAACACTAATATAGAGTTGGGAGCTTCCACAACTAAGTCTATCTCACCAAAGTGAGCCAAACTCATGTTCTCAACCGATCTGACCCCAGGCCCTTTTCCAGTTAACTGCAGGATCTGGCGTATTTGCCATTTCTCGCAAGGGAACATGGCCCCGCTGGATAGTTCACACCGTTCGAGGGGGGTAGTCTTGGAGACTGACGTAACCTCGGATGTGACTGTGACTTCATCGGTTGTATCGGTCTGCCCATCAAGTGAACCCTCTGAAAGGGAACCGCTAATAAGGGCTGGTGGAGGCTTGTGCTCACTCCAAGTTGGTAATCGAACCTTGTTGATAAAAATCTCAGGTTGATACTTCTTGAAAGTGGTCAATAGCTTCCGGACCAATGTCGAAATCTGCGATTTACGTGCCTTCGGCAATTTTAAAGGCGACGCAGACTTGAACGCTGAATCAGCTAATACATGACTTGGGTCCCAATCTTTGAGGTAACAAGCGAAAGCACAATATGCAGTCACATAGGACAGCAATATTACAGTGTCTTTCTTGTCGTACTCAAAGATGGAACAAAAAGGTTTAGGTAAAAGCTGGTCAGCACAACTTCTGTCTTCCAACAGGTGCTTGTAACCGAGGGACATCCGTTCGCAGATGCCGCCGAACATCTCGCAACTGAGGTAACCCTCTGCGCGTAAATTGTCCGGAAGCTCCTGGGCTTCAAACATTTGGTCGTCCGACACGTTGAACTTCCTTTGGTATGCCATATTAAAGAAACGTACGTTCAGGGAATGCTGTTGACTACTCGCTTTACACGATATAACAGTCCCGTCATTCAGAAGAGTGTAGTTTGTGGTCCAGTCGTCCGGGCGGAGTGCATAATAATAATCTGCCAGGTACTGGACCCAATCAACTCTATCTAAGTAGAAATCTATCATGGCTTCCTCAAATGAAGGACGTGTCATGGAGGTGGATAAATCCACCCCCTCAACTCCGACATCCGGCGTATGCAACGACTCGGCTTTCAAGCCAAGATCCGATGACTTATAATCGTCGAAGTAGGAATTGAAATGGTTGACAAATTTTGTCTGTGCGGCTCGGTGCTCACGGAATTCTTTTTTAAGGTTCTCCAAGAGAGCTGCTCGAGTGTGCTTAATGGGCTGTTCGCCCACTTTAGCTACTGCTCGATCTTGCCTGCGGGTCATGTACACACCTCGTTCCTCTATCGGCTCGTCCACTGGGGACAAGTACGACACAGTAGAGTAGTCATTAACGCGGATTATAAAATTCATCCTACGAAAGATTGCCTCTGCTGCTGGGATATATTGGTTTATAGCACCTCCTTGAGAAAAGTCTAAATTCGATGTTAGAATGACTATCTCAGGGGTTATGTACACTTTACCTTTCATCTCCACATTTGGGTTTAACGCTGTCTTTTTAATATTATTGACGAAATCGATCACTTTCCTCCAAGGATTCTTAGTGTCGGTCAAGCCATATCGACTAGCACCAATGTCATCGAATAAAACGACTTTGTGGGATGTACGAAACTCGGATTGATACTCATCAGTCTCGTTTAAGGTGACCATGTCAAGCGATTTGAACTCTCCAGTCAGGTCTGTCATCAACTCTTTAGCTATTTGAATTGCTAGAGAAGACTTACCTGTTCCTGGGAACCCGTAAAGCATAACACAGAATGGTTGCCGACGAAGTGTACCGTCTGACACATCAGTCTCCAGTGAATCTATTGCACTACTAACCCTTGCAAGGGCATTCGAGTCACGAGTTGAAAGTACTTGGAGACGAAGAAAGAATCTGTAGATACGCAACCTTTTCAAGATAGCGGATACTGAATATTTCGAGTCAGATGAGGCACCGATCTTAGCGGTCGTCACACGCGCCAAATCTTCTTCGATGCAACCTGAACACATTAGGGCCTCTTTACAAAGTCCATATGCTGTCAAAATGGCGCCAGCAGCGTATCCTAAAACACGCACCTGTCGTCGTAAAATTGCCACAGCTCGTGCGGCCTGTTGTTCACTGAAACGATTGGTAATCCGATTTGTTGAATAACTAGGTCACTTGGATCATAGTGAACAAAGTCAGTGCTATTTTGTTTGGTGGCATATTAATAGCCAACTTCCGCAAGCGTTCCCATGCCTGTAGGTAATGCAGAACCTACAGACACGTCCGTAATCAATACAGAAGTCCCGTCTTTGGTTTCGGTCAAAAGACCTGCAGCATGCTGGTACGCCGCCCATCGGTGCAAAGGCCCAATGGAAGTCCTTAGGGTTTCCCGGTGATTAAGGCTCGCCGGGTGGCCTCATGGAGTTGTTTGTGGTACACCTCCTAAACCCATGCAATCGATCAGAGGCTCGACTGCAGGCCTTTCGAAAAGCACCACCAGCTTACTTCTCCTCCGGATGGTACGCATCAGTAAGTCTGAGGCGCATCTCCTGAGCAGAAACAGGCTGAATGGTGTTCCAGGGAAGAACAAAACGCTCGTCACCGTCTTCAGACGCTGCACGAATGCGCTCAAACTTCCTGACAAACTCCTCGTAGAACTCCTCGCCATGCAAGTACGCCTCGCGTGATTGCGATTCGAAATTGGCTTGGAACTGCTCGGGAAAAGTCAGGGGTGTGTTCTTGGACTTAGTCCACCAGTACATCTTCTTGGTCAACGATTCCACCTCAATAGGCGCGACAATAGAGTCAAGCTGAGGGTGGTATCGGAAAGACCTCTTGAGGAACGAAACCTCATCGATCGTCTGGAAAGGAACAGAGTCCGCGTCCTTGTCAGCCATGGTGTACTTGATACCCCAGCTGGCGAAGACCTCCTGGATACTCGTGTGGTTGAACTTAGGAATCTCCTTACTCACTCCCATAAGGTTATCATCACCATAAACCGCCAAGCGAACATAGTCGCGGAAGTTAGGTGCTTTGATCTCAGGGTAATCCCTAGCCATAATGGTAAAAAATGCCATGCGGACAAGGATAGAGTTAACAATGGAGTTCATCTCAACAGTGAGCGGCTGGCCTGACGGCTGACCACTGCAAAACTGAAATAATTCCCCTTCCCACACCATCACTGGGCTCACTACTGACGAAAGGAATCCACGAAGGTATTCAATGTCAGATTCGGAAGCACCGTTCTGGCGGTAGATCTGGATAATCATAGCCGCAGCCTTCTCAAGGATAGCCTTGGGTAGCTGGGTGTCGAAACCAGAGAAATCTCCGCACACGAACAAAGTGAATTCCCCGTCATTGGTTACGTAAGAGTGCAGCATCGACCAGTCAATGGACTGGGCCGAAATGCCTACAAAGCACTCTGATGTCATTTGATTCCTCAGAACATGCTTAAGTGGAATAATACCACGAGTAGCAGCAATGAAGAACGCCATGTCGTTACCATAGACAGAACGAGTCTTTTCATATGCCTTCTTTAAGGGAAGGACTTCATTTGTCTTAGAAGCACGCACGAATGGATCGAACGTACCCTGTCCACCGCGCCAAGAGTTCTCAAGGGCGAGAATATCACCCTCGATCTCTGGATCGAGCACGCGGGGGACTACAGGGTCTCCGGCCTCATCGACGACCATATATTTGGTCTTCTTTCCCCCGTAGCAGATACCAGACGAAGTCTGGTTATTCATGCCTCGCACAATCCCAGTGCCGTCGCCATCAAGGGCTTCGGCAAGGGAGCGCACGGAGAAGAATCCGGGAGACTCGGCCTCCAAGTCGCTAGCGACCTGAGACAAAGACCTCCCGGTGCACGTCGCACCATACATGTAATCATCCATGGCCTGGTCCATCAAACCGATAGGCAGGCCCATTTTGGGTGTGTTGAATTTCAAGAGAGTGGTGTTAATCTGATCAGTCCCGTTGACAAATTTAGGGGGCCTGGACGACAGTTCACCGAACTCCTCCTCCACTTGTGTGTTCCCATTACGAAAGTAATAATCCTCTGCACGAGGCTTGTATTTTCTGCAGGCGGCGTCAACGACGACACCTAGGGAGACAATGTGAGAGATAGGAGTCTTCAGCGAATCTTGGACGTATGTAGTTTCACCGTCTATGATGCTGAGCTCCTTCTTGTTGTTCTTGAACACCGGTTCGGGCGGAGTGGAGGCGACAAAAATTGAGTTCTCCTGCTTCAAAGCATTCCGTGCGCTGCTGATAGTTGATTTATCTATAGCAAGGCAATACCACGTGTTGGATGAATTTCCAGCAATGTGGATCCCGATGATCGCGTTGTTGTAAATCAGTGGCTGGCCACAATCTCCATCAGTGGAGAAGTGGTCCCTAGATTGACACTCATAAACCATCTGAGTTTCAAACCCAGTGGCAGTCTGGTATCGAATAGGGTCCTTGAGCATGCGAGCACGCACTTGGATCTCCTTGAATTCTCCAGACTCGCAATCCTTGTGAATGTACAAGCACCCGGCCTGTGCAGGCAGGGTTCCCGGTTCAGCAAGGTATTTCGAAAAATCCTTGCCCGGGGGTGCGTTAGGGAGGTGGACAACGGCAGCGTCAAGGACTTTAGAAGAAAAGAGTCCTGTCTTCTTAACCAAGGGCTGAATGTGAGACACGGGCAAATCCATGTTCTTGTAGTCAGCACCCTGGCTTCCGTTGTATTGGATGATGATATCCTGGTTGCCTTCCATATTCAAAGCGTGACGGGGAATCAAGCGTTCCGAGCCCATAGGTAGGGACTTAACGATGCTCGTCTTTCCGTCGAACTTGATGGTAGCGGTGGCAATACCTTTTCCGATTTCCGCGATAACCTGCGCAGGAGTCATAGTCCTCGCGGTGTTAGCGGGTCTGGGCTTATTGATGAAGTAACCCAGGTTGTCAGAATTGGTCTGCTTTGGCGGGTCTACAAATGAGACATCCGCACAATCATGATTGTCTTTAACAGTCAATTTCTCAACCAATTGAGGCTGAGTATCCACAGTAGTCTTATCCTCGGAATTGAGGGCAATCTGTGAGACAACAAACATTGACTTGAAAAGGACACCCAAGGCTAGAGCACCAGTGAGAAAAGTAACACCAACAGCCGCATAGCGGCCTTATAAGACTCAGCGATAAGCGTGCCTGATGTAATACACCTTTCCATGTGCGCAGCCTTTTCCCTAGCGAAGAAACGATACTCGTAGCCCAAAAGGGCCACGATGTAAATCACGCATCCGAAAGGGATAAGGGACATCATCACAAATAAAGCCACCATCACAATAGCATTTTCTGTGTAGAAGCCCAACCTCTCCCTCAAATAGGCGAGGGTGTTCCTGTAATACACAGTTAGCGAATGCAAAGCTGCGATCTTGGAAGAGCAATCTAACACAATATGATCCAGGGCGAAAAATCGCTGCTGGACCGTAGCTACTGGCTGGCGGTAGAATAGGGTAGAGAGCCGCTCCCTACTGAAGCATAGAGCTTCGGCACGAAGCTTGGAGCAGAGACACATATCGAGAGGCAAAGAGCACTCATCGCAATTATTCTCCTTCAGCTTAGCCTTCTGATGACGGCTTGTGCTGTTGTTCCACTGCTCAATCAACAGTTCCTGTATCTTGAGGACCGCATCACGCCACTCAGAGTTACCTTCATGACGTTCGTAGTCCACATCGACATAGTTAACGTTGACCCCTGTGGGGGTGGTAATGGTTCCGCGAGGCATTTGAATCTTCACAGCGTAAACTTCTGTGTTGAATACCTCGTCGGATACGGCCGGATGGTTTAAGTCCAGCCTATCGGTACCGGGTAGGCAGTACTCCTCCTTGATAGAAAGAGTGACTACAATACCCATGCGACGCAACAAACTGTCCACACTAGCGGTGCGGAAACAGTTCATGCCCAAATCTTGGTCATTGGTCGTGAAAATGGTACCTAGGTTGTTGTACTTGTGACACCCCTTCTCCTCAGCACGGGATTTGGGGATGACCTCCTTGGAAGTGTTGACGATGTCCAAGACTTCCTTGGTGTTCATCTTGACTGACTGGTCGTTGGCGAAGTCGTCATAGATGATCACATCAGTACTGCCAGTGATATTCTCCTCAAACTTGGGATCTCCACCTCTATTCGAGATAAGAGTCTCGTCTGGAACTCGACTGGCGATTCTCTGCATCATGAGACCGATCTTGGTCGAGGCAGAGGATTTGCCACACCCTGCAGGACCCACAAGAGTCACTGACATGGGCTGGGGCTTGGTGTTGTCCGGGTTAAGGCGAGCCTCAATTAACCGGATAAATCCATCGATATTGGTCATGTACCGCGTAAGTGCGGCCTTAACCGATGGTACAGGGCTCTTGTTGAGCTCTGATTCACCAGCGTTACGGAGCCTATTCAAGCGATCACGCAACACCTCCAAAGTGAGGTTATTAGCCTCAAGATAGAGGGGGTCTTCTGCATATTTCGCCATGATGTCAGACATCTCGACGAATTTCGACTCGAAGACTTGATCTTTGGGAAGTTCCCATTTGATCTGGTCGAATTTTAGAGTCATCAGAGCTCCTGCGTTGATAAATATCCAGTCGTAAATCCTGGCGAAAAGCAGCGATAAGCTTTCAGCATGCTGCCTAACGTCGGATCCTACCTTCAAGATACCTGAGGTAAGCTCGGTGACAAGGGAAAAGATATCGTCTTCTTTAAAAGCCTTGCAGACAAACTGCTTGAGGCAGATGACAGATGTCAAGATCCCAGTGCACGAATGGACAATACCAAACAATGTGCGGGGGTTTGAGGTCGACAGATCAGACCAAAAGGACCGGACGGATCCCTCGGCTGACTCGCCCTTCAGAAAGAAAGACTTGAGATGATCTACAAAAGTCATAACGATCTGTTGGACGTACTTCGCACAATTATTAATTGAATCAAGCTTAAAAAGCGAGAGACAAAGAGAGGCAAAGCCTACCGATACCTCGGTCCAATTGGTAGAGTTTTTCGTTCCAATGTAGAAATTAATCACATGGACAAATGCACTCCCCAAGTCGACCAGGTTGTCCTTCCCGATCTCATAAAGGTCTTTAGTTAGTCCTAAGAGAACGTTCAGGGAGGTGATCGTCTGATCCTCCAAGAAAGCAAACTGATCCGGCAAGTCAAAGCTCGGAGACAGAGCCTTCAAAAAGGCAGACAGGGACAAAGAGTAGTCAACGGTCGCTTCAGAAGCGCCGGAAACTGCTCTTGCGGCGGCAAGCTGCACACTCTCCATATTGGAAAGTGTGGAAGCCTGCCTTGGGGTTTGGCAATTAGCCGAAGTAGGCGTCAGTCTACCAACATTGTCAGAGACAGTGGTGGCAACCTTCGCAGTAACAAGTTTCGCGCTCTCCACAAAGGAAAGGGCAGAGATCTGTTGGGAAATTTGGCTTTCGGTAACTTCTTGCTATCCGATGCGTAGGGGGCTATTAACCCAAACCTACGCGCCGTTTGTGCCTTAAAATTCTTTGCTCGAAAAGTCGGTGCTCAAGCTTTTGCACCAGTTAAACAAGCCACGCACATTCCGCAACACCATCAGCAGGCACTGAATGGTGATTATAACGAAATGCTGGTTATATATAGTTGCACCTAAATTTAGAAGTACAGTCTAATGCCGGCCATAAGGCCAGCCCTACTGCTCCATGTCGTACATCACACTCAGTCGTCTAGGTCAGAGTACCTAAGTGACAACCGAAATCCCACCGGGTTTAACCGGAAGCCAGGGATTAAGTTCGTGTACTTCTTATAATAAAGGATTCGCTAAAACAGCGTGTTGGACCCCATCATGGGCCCCGTGCAGCTCTACTACATATTTGCCATTACAAAAACGCGTTAATGTTATGGAATAAATTGCTCGGTTTACGGACGAGCATCGCGCCGCCTATTTTCGCAAAATACTGCTGGAATAGATTCCATTACATATTATTTGATAAGGCCATGTCTGGCCATAAGGCTGTTAATTACAGCTTAGTTCTCGCAACTTCATCGGGTTCTCAATCCGACTATTACGTGATCAGTACTCCGTTTCACGGGAGGTGAAAAATTTATCACAAATCAATGTCAAATACAACGCCTAATAACGTTGCTCTACCGGGATTTCCCACAAGCCATAAAGGCTACGGTAGCATTAAAATGAATATCAGAATGAAGTGAGGCCTAACCCTCCTCGAAAGGGGGGTGATTAAAAGTCATCGAAATGGATTGGCGGTCCAAATCAACGTCTAAATGATTTTCAACAAGTAAATATTTTCCTTGATATGCACAAAAGAATTCAATTTCTCGTGCCATACTAAGGGACTTGCTCCTAACATACTAAGGAACTTTCGCCTAACATCTACAGGGAGATACGTGCTATACGCGCACGCACTCCAAGAAGATGAAAATAGCGATCAAGTTCAGAAATATGAAATTGAGTCAAGTCCAAAAATATGGACAATATTATCAAAATCTCGTATGCGATAACGAGTATAAACAAGTATATGCCTAATTATCATAAAGAAGAGTCTCTAGGAAAATGGTATAAAAAACCATCC